AGCACCCAATTAGCAATCAACTCATTCAGTCATCTACTATCTTTCAATACCACAGTGCATTCGAATACTGCCGCATTGAATTCTCTGTTTTGGCTTGTGTCTGGTGACTGAACGTATACTTTACCAGGCATGTTAGGCGCGAATTGGCTTATTCCTCGCAGTGTCCATCTATCTCCTCTGAAGCTTGTCATCGTTGTTCCTGGGAGTATGATACGTCCATCCTTGTGGCGTAGTTCGCAGAGTAGATTGAGATTGCCATTCATAGCAGGTCTGCTAGCTCCTCTTCCTTAGGTGGGTTGATGAAGCTGTTGAGCTTTTCTTTTAGGGCGCGTTTCACCTTACCATCGCATCCCAGATCAATAACCTTGTTGAGCGCAATTGCAGACTTAGGCGGTATCATTGCACGCGGAGATGCTAATGCTGTGAGTGCCTCTTTGTAGCGGGCTGCGGCCTTAGTTAGTGCGCTATCTTCCATGTCGGGATTGCGGGATACTAGGTTTGCCAATAGTGGTTCAACAAGGAAACTGTCGAAGTAGGTTGCAATGCTTTCCTTGCTTAGACGACTGCGGGCGCGCTCTTCGTTTAGTAAGGTAGATAGACCATCAGGTGTGGCGATTTCTGATGGAACAAGCTTACCGATCATGTTCCAGCGAGTATTCTCTTTGATCTGGTTGTTGATGAATGTTGCAATCATGCTGTCCTGGGCAGCTTCTATACGCTCTTGCACAGCTTCTTGTAAGCATGTTGGTTCTACTAGGAGTCTGAGGAAGGGAATTGCGATGCACACAGGACTGCGCTTATCGGCGCCCTTAGCTTTTGCTTCTTCAGTAAGGCGCCATTTAATCTCTGCCAAGCGATGTGCAGGAGGACAGCGGGTTTCGCTGGAGTCAGTTAGAGGATAGATTGTGAATGGGATATAGTGAGAATTGTTGATGAGATTGGTGTCGATGGATGCGATTGACATTGTGTTTGTTTTCCTTTGTGTAGTTTAGTGATCCTGTGTTCGCAGTTATTGCAAACATGCAGGCTACTGCACTCTCTATTGGCGCCGTTTCTATCAGCGAGTAATAGAGTAGTGCAGTAGTCTAGATGTCTATATACTTAGCTGTGACCAGTTGTATATCCATCCTGGTATGTAGTAGTCGTAGTAGTAATAGTAGTCGTAGTAGTAATAGTAGTCGTAGTAATGGTCGTAGTAATAGTCGTAGTAGTAGTAGTATTCGTAGTAATAGTCGTAGTAGTAGTAGTATTCGTAATTGTAAGTATCATCATACAATTTGTTGATGACGTAGTTCGCTGTGCCGATCATGACTCTTTATCCTCTTCCATACTCTGATGCAGCTTTGCAGATGAGATTGAATTCGCTGCGGGCTGTAGCTTCATCATCGTAGATACCACACACGAACTTCTTTCCTGTATCTCCTGGGAAGATAGGTCGTGTGATCTTGTTGATCTCAAGATAGCCGAGCTTGGTATCCCTCGAACATACTCATACCACTGTTGACGGGAGAGTATATACTCTCTTCCTTCATAGATAGTGGAGAGTGGAAACCATATGTGCTCGTTCTTGGCCCAAATCCACAGCAGGTAGCGAGTCATGATTTAGGCTCCCTTCTTCTTCATAGCTATGCTGATAGCAAGGGAAGGAGTAAAGATGAAATGTATCCCTCCAACCTTCTTGTGCTTGATGCTTTCATGAGCATACGTATGCCAAGCTGCTGCTGCCAGAAGGATTGCAGCTACAGTTAGAAGAGCGTAGTTGATCATTGTGTTGGTGTTCCTGTTGAGAGAGTAGTTTTAGTCGTTAGTTGAAGAGATTGTGAAGGCCAGTTCTAAGCATGCGCAGTCGCTTAGAAATTTTTTTGTGTTTTTAGGAAGTTAATCCTATCTTGTAGAAAGTAGATAGGAGTTTAATCTAAGTAGCAAAGCGAAGTCTTTCTTAGGGAAGTCGTTAAAGCAACGACCGTATTCCCGTGGCTGTTCCCCGTAGTGGATTATGACCCTTCGCTACTTGTCACTACCCTACGGGGCAGGTGAATATCGCAAGCGCGATGTCTAGGGCTTCTCTACACTCGGTGGGGTCTTATCACCAGTAGCTAGGCTTGCCCGATAGTCTGGAGGGCTAAGGCTTTCGGCACTTCAACTTCGTTGGAAGGCCAGAATAGGGTAATGTCAATAGGGTTGTATAGCTGTTTTCTTTGCAATGCTGCTATGCGTTCTGCAAGGCTGATTGTGTGCTAGCTGATAGTAATCTAGCTTACCTTATTTCTACGCATGCAATATCCATACCAACAGCAATTCAACGCACTGCATATGTAATATGCGCTAGACGCATATCACGCAGGATCAACGTGTATCTCAAAAAGATTGCACGTTGAGAAACTGTGCTTCTTAAGAAATACATATTTCGCGCGTAGCTTCCTAAACAATTCCACATCTCAAATATGATGATAACAGTTGTTATTATGTGCTTGCTGTTAGTGTGTTTGATGTTGATTAGCTTGCTGCCTATTCACCGTCGTTGCTTCTGTCTGCCATGTTAAAACACCTCGCGCACATCTCTAGACAACAAGATGATTTGTTATCTCTGTGCAGAAACCACGTGCATGTATCTCTAGACAACACTGTTTAACTTATGCTGATGAAGCTTATGAAGTTGATGAAGCTTATGCTGATGAATAACCTTAATAGCAAACCTAGGATCCCCATAGTACACATGTGCAAATAGTAAGAAAGTGTGGGAAGTGTGGCTTTTATCAATAGTAAGAAAGTATACAACACCCTCCCCCTCGTCATCTGTGGTCATCTACCTTATTATAAGGTTATATATCTATCTACTCTATACATATGATATATGTATATCTACCTAAAAATATATATTTTTATATATTTAAATTTTTTGATACCCTAGAAAGTATGGCTAATACGAGAAGAAGGTAGAGGCAGAAACCGGCAGTAGGGGACCCTTCTGTACTTTTTTACTTTTGATAATTCCCACACAACCCACACTTTTTTACAAATGTACTAATTACACAAGTGTACTATGGGGATCCTAACTTTTTCATCTACCTTGTTCATTCTTAATAACAATCAGTAAGCCAAGAGATAGATTTGTATTGACACCTGGGGCGAAATATGCCACACTCACAACTGGGCGCAATTATGCTCTCAAACAGCTTGTATACGTATAAACAGGGAGTTAGAAACAAGTGAGTCATACAGTTAATCCAACCACTTGGCGCCGTTTCAACACAGCAACTGAGGTATATATGATGAACAGAGATAAACTTAACGAAGCTCGTAGAAGCACTCTTACTAGAGGAACAGGAAAAGGCGCCGATGCTAATCAATACTCTACCCGTGATCGTAACTTAGCTTCAGCATATAGCATAGCCTATAGTGCTGCACATGAAGGACATATCCTAACCTATCAGAACACCATCCTCTTCTCTCATTCTGATAGAACTCAGGTAGTAGAGGAGTATCAGAGAAGAATGAAGATTGATATCCAACTGCATATTCAGAAAGCTACAACTTCTACATAGCTACTACCTAATTACCACCTAGCTACCAGCTTCTAAGATGAAAACGTAACACACAGCAAAAGGCGCCCATCAACATGAAAGTTAAATGTGCATTAAGTGGTGTAGAATTCAAAGCACAAGGTTTTGGAGTGTTTAGAGCTACAGCTCAACATCCACTAATTTCTGCACCACTTATTGATCTAATCCGGGAAGTGCTACCTCTCTACTATATGGATAAACTCAACGAACCAGAAACACGAGTTCTATTTGTAGCTTTCCTAAAACACAGTGATTTGGTTGAATTTGAGCACCATGCTACACCATCTCTCAAGACCATCCACTCCAATATGCAAGCTCTGGTTAAGACTCTTGATTGGTCCATCAGTAAAGCTAGCAGTTTCTCTCTACCACGTTATCGTATAACACGCTCCAACTGCACATTGCGCAATATCAGCCAATGGATCAGTGCATGGGCTAATGCACGAGAGAGTTGGATTGATAAGCAACATATGGCTGGCGAAAGAACAATGTTTCTTATTCGCCAAGAAGCTCTTGAAAAGCTTATTATGAGTGCTTATAGAACCCCTGAGCAGTATGCTGGTAGATTAGCAAAATGGGCCCTAGAAGCTTCTAAAGCTCATCCTGATCGCATCCCAGAATGGACAGAGATATTCAAGCTACGAGAGCCTGCAATATTCAATGCTGATAAAGATGAGATAGCTGATTTGCTTGATCATTTAGAAAGTAAGCTGGATGCAGTTAATAACACAGTGGCGCAAACAGCACTCAAACATATTCGCACCATTGCATGGAAGAATGATAAAGGTATTCTCTATGGTCTTGATGACTTTGAGGAAGAAGAGCAGCAACTAGTCCTCAGCCGAGATCAAGGAACACCTTATGTGATGCTATCTCGTCATGAAAGAATGCTCAGAATGACAATTGAAAATGCTCCCATTCTAGAGCCTAAAGCAGCAGATTATCCAAATCGAGTAGCTTATCTGGTAGCAAAAGCGCGCTATGATATCAAAACACATATTGATACTACAAAGATGGCCGCGAAAGATGAAATCAAAATAGCGCGCAATCCAATAGCTATTATCGAAGAGCGCAATCTACTTGATGCAGGCTTCGATACAAGCTTCGATACAGAAACAGTTGATGAAGCAGAAGGCACTTACGAAGAAATTGCTGATGATATTGTAATACAGGCTCTAAATGATATGGAAGCAGCATCTAATCCAATTATCAAAGTAGAGGAGGAGCTGTGATGTCTCATACTAATGAGTCTTTTCTCAAAGAAGATTACATTAAAACTCCAGTCTATGCTTCTTATGAAATACAAGCTATCATAAAGGGTGTATGGAAGTTACATACTAACTTCATCGAAGACAATCTTCAATTCATTCTCAAGCGGCGCGCTACCGTTAGAGAGTTCGTGAATGCACTAGATACTTCAACTCACTATTACAAGCAGCTACTTCTTCTTCCCAGGGATTATAATTTTGAAGTCCTCTATCATAAATGCTCCTATACTTCCCTAGTAGCAGGTGATTGGGATCAACCAATAATTCTGAGTTTTCGCAAACTCCGTAACTGTCCTCTTCGCTTTGTTCTAGTGCGTAGCTATGATATCATACAAACACCTGATGTAGATTTTCTACAAATCAAACCATTCGTAGAATTGGCGATCTAAGATGCAAATTGATAAATTCCAAGCTTTGCTGTCCAAAGTAAAAGATGCAGCAGCGAGAGAACGACTCTCCACCATAGTAACTGCACACAAACCTCACACTGTTGATCTCACTGCATTGGGATTGGATAAGGATGGTAAACATCCTGAAGCCGCTTCAATCCTCCAAGATGTAGCACAAGGACTTAACAACCATGCATCCACAATTACGGCGCCAAATCAGTCACCATCAACCGTCCTCGACACTACTAGCCAAACCCTTCAGAACTCTAGCCCTAGTGACGCTGTTACTGCTGACAGCAGCAATATCATTGGTGTTGCTAGAACTGTGGTTCTCAACTCCAAGCAACAAGAGTTCCAAGACCTTGTTCTCACAGGAAAAAGCTGTGTTCTAATTGGGGCCGCTGGAACTGGTAAGACTACATCCATGCGTAGTGTTACTAGGGCGCTTTTGGATCAACATAAACTCCCCAAACTTCACAGCGGAACTAAGTGGCTCAAGATACAAGGTTATGGGGCCGCGATCCTCTCTTTCACTAACAAAGCAGTCAACAACATTCGTCATGCTGTTGTTGATGAACTCAAACCGCATACCATAACTGCACATAAGCTTCTTGAATTCCAACCTGATTTCTTCGAAGTAGAAGATGCTGAAACAGGGGAAATGAAGAAGACTATGCGTTTCATTCCAACTCGTCACCGCGCCAATCCACTCCCTTCTGACTTAGTGCTGCTAGCTTGGGAAGAGAGTAGTATGATTGGAACACAACTTTATAACTTAGTTCAGGATGCAATGCCACATGCACACCAAGAAATCTTCCTCGGGGACATTCAACAATTGCCGCCCGTATTTGGGCTTGCTGTGCTCGGATTTAAGATGCTTGAACTTCCAGTGGTGGAGCTCGTTGATATTTATCGACAAGCAGCTAATAGCCCTATCATATCCCTCGCACATGACATACTTCGCGGAGATAGCAGCTACTTTAGCCCTAAAGATAAAGAGAAAAGAATTATCAAACATCCAGTTACAGGTAAACAAGTAGAGCAATTAATTGCACCTGCTTTAGCTAAGTATAACAGAAGTAATGAGGACGGTAGCGTCTACTTCCAGCCATGGCAGAAGCAGCTACAAGATGAAACTGCGCTCTCTGCTTTCTCCACTACTGTTCGTGGTTGGATTGAGAGTGGTTACTTCGATCCTGAAGAGGATATAATCCTGTGCCCATTCAACAAAGCATTCGGCACAATTGAAATCAATAAGAAGATAGCGCAGTATCTAGGAGTTAAACGTGAAGCAACAGTCTGGGAAGTTATTGCTGGTTTCCAAAAGCACTACCTTGCAGTTGGAGATAGAGTTCTCTATGACAAGGAAGATGCAACAGTTATTTCAATCGCTCACAATGGAGCCTACTTGGGTCAACGTGCTCAAATTGCTTCTCCAACTCTCGATAGATGGGGTCATCATCAAGAGAAGCTTACAGCAAGTGAGGTCTTTGCTGCCAGACAAGATGCAGAGAACAGAGAGGATGATGCCCTAGATCTCTATCTGAGCGGAGATAGCACTGCGGAGGATAGAGTTCATGCAGCTTCTCATATCGTAACGGTGCAACTACGCTACAGCACTATTGATGGAGAGGAGCCAGAGGAGATAGTTCTTGATAGTGCAGCCGCAATCAACTCACTACTTGGGGGCTACGCACTAACTGTTCATAAATTCCAGGGTTCAGAAGCTAGAACTGTTATCCTCTGTTTGCATCAATCTCATGCAACAATGGTTTCCAGGGAGTTGCTCTACACAGCAGTAACTCGGGCCAGAAAGAAGCTTCATATTGTTTGTGAGTTTGATACCTTCTTCAAAGGTGTTCAATCACAACGTATCAAAGGAGATACACTTGCGGAAAAAGCTGAGTTCTTCAAAGGTAAGAGAGCGGCAACGGATAAAGATGACTCGGCGCCGTTGCTATCTCATACTGGTATCACGGTCAAAGAGACACCACAGGAATCATCCACTCAAGTTACAGAACAACTGGCGCCCAATAAAGAGATTGTTTCGTCAGAACCGTATATTGATACGCACCAGCGATCTGGAGTTGTTCAAGTATCTAACAAGATACAATCTGCGTTAGAGAAACTTCGTGCCCTCTCTTCATCTTCTCCTTCTTCAACAGGAAAGAAATGATATGTATTTTCGTATTGAACACTATGTAGAACCATTCGGTTGGTTTGGATATACTACATATAATGAAGGTTCTGATATAGATAATCTTGTCTGCCCTAAAATCAAAATTAAGTGTAAGTTCTTCTACTCTCTACAAGGATGGCGTCGAATTGGTCAATTTTCACTACAAGCCGCAAAAGATTTAAAGTTTAAATATAGAGTAGTAAAACTCTATAATCTACATACTGTACAAGTTCTCTATAAAGATCACTATCAAATAGCAATAAGGAGATAACTCCAGTGAGCAGTCAACATCAATCCAGAGAAGGGGAAGATGATAATCTTCTCACTCCACAGTAATATAAACACTACTTAGAAATCCTCAAAGATACAGAAACTACATATGCTGGGCGCCTTAATACTTGGCAACTTAGTTTCAGTACTGATATGCTACTAAGATTTGAACGCTACGGACCAACAGTTAGAGTCTCTCCTAAACAGAGGTCAGTGATTGATCTTCTTGAGAAGGCTATGTATAATGCCTCGTAAACCTATACCAATCAGTGCTGCTAGAGATATAGCAGAAAGATACGATTATGATCAAGTTGTTATCTATGCTCGAAAGATTGGAGAAGCAGGATTAGGTGGTGAACATATGACAACTTATAGCCGTAATCCAACACATTGTTCAGTAGCATCTCTTATAGCAGATAGGCTTCAACAATTTATGGGTTGGTCACCAGATACAACGCAACAAAAAGAAAGTGATTGACTTCTACCCCGCCTTCAACTACACTCCATAATGTTGGTGCATCTCCGCATCACTCAGTAAACAGGATTTAAATAAAACAATGTCTGAAACCACTTCTACTCAAGCTATTGCTACTGGTGAGCCAGCTCCTGGTACTACTCCTGTGGATCCTGCTGCGTCTACTTCTATTGGGCCAGTAGTTGGAAATAGTGGAACAACGACCACTAACGAGAAGAGCCCTAGTGCTGATCCGGAGATTCAGAAGGCTATCGCTGAGAAGCTTATGAAGATTGCTCCGGAGCATTATATCCTCACTGATGTCAACTATGGTTTTCGTTCTGAGACTGTAGATAAGGTCAATGAGAAGGGAGAAACTGTTAAGGTTAAGCTCCCAAAGCGCGCCAATGTCAAGTTGGCTATTCCATTCATTACCTTCCAGGGTCTAGTCAGTGGTATCAGTGAAGGTGACAATGCTGAGAAGGTGCGTGCTTGGGTTATCAGTCTCGTCAATGATGCTGTTGTAGCTCAGGGCCGCGAACAGGTCTCTGATAGCGAAAAGCCTGTTAACCTTCAGTCTGAGCTTGATGTTAGCAAGCTTACTATGGAAGCTATTGCTCTGCTTCCGAAGAGTGAGCGTGGTGGTGCTGGTATCAGCAAGGAAACTTGGGAAGCTTTTGGCAAGGATTACGCCCTTGTCATGGTTGCTCAAGGTGTTCGTCCTGAAGCAGTTGGTAAAGCTGTGGATATCCTTGTTCGTAAATTGGTGCCAGTTAAGACTAATAAGAAAGCACTCGCTAAGCTTGCTGTTTACATCAATACATGGTATGCTAACTCCACTCAGCAGGAAGAATTTGCTGATGTGTTTGAGTACCTTAAGGGCCGCGCAGATCAGTATCTCACTATTGATGATGAGGCTCTTGCAGAAGCTCTCTAATCTCTCTTCATATAGGGGCTCTTGTTCATCTAGGTCATGCCTTTCCCAATAGGGTTGTGACTCGCGCTAGATGTAAACATAGAGTAGCAGTAAAGAAGCAGAGTTAGAGAAGCTGAGCGGCTGTAGAGCAGCGCTCTCGTATATACTGCTCTTCAAAATCACCTGAGCATGTGGTTCTATTAAAAGGCTCACTTCCCTTCTTCATCTCCTTGTAAAACAAGGCCCAAATATGATTGATGCAGCAAAATTTATTGGAAAACTTATGCTAGTTCATAAAGGACCTTATAAAGGAGAGTTGGGAACTCTTGTAGATACTCATCTAAACGCAACTTTACTAGAATTACAAACACATAAAGGTAATATAAAAGTAACTTATCTAGATTGTTTTCCCGACTGCGCACCTAGAGCAGAAGATACATTCAAAACTGTTGTGGGATATGATCCAGTCAACAAACCAGCTCACTACGCCGCCGATCGTAAGTATGAACCTATTGATGTCATAGAAGATTGGTTTCCTGATGGCACTCCTGGAGGCTACTGTAAAAGCCAAGCACTTAGGTATACTAGTAGAGCTGGCCGCAAAGAGGATGAAGAAGTAGATCTGGAGAAAGCTATTTGGTATCTGCGGCGCCGAATCAATCAGATTAGGAAGGAGAGAGAAAATGGCACTTCTGCAACCACCTCCGCATCTTAAACTTTGTACCAGCTGTATCCACTACTACGCAGCACATGTTCGTGGTAGTTATAAGCAACTCTGTCAACATCCCTCTAACGTTATAGGTTGGAGTCTAGTAGATGGTAAACCCCATTTGCATATGGCAGCTTGTGAAGATAGAAGGGCGGCCGCCTGTGGCAAAGAAGGTTCTCAACATGAAACTAGAGCTTCGTTAGGGGCGCCAGACAGTAAATCTACTTTGGCCGCCCTCAGACGTATAACAGCGGATGACCTGTGAATCTTAATATCGACACAATCTACAATGAGTTAGCAGCAGGAGAAGAGATTACAACTCTTGTTCCTGCTACTGATATAGCAAATTTTCGCACTCGTATCTATCGCTCTAAGAAGATAGCAGAAGAGCAACTGATTGGCTTAGAAATATTGCAGGCTGAAGAAGTAAAAATGCTACAATTTGCAATAATTCCAAGCGAAGATCATCCTGGTTATTTGGAGGTAACTATGAAACTCCAAACGCGCCCCCGCAATAATACTTATGTCATTCTTAGAAAGACCCCTACGAATGCCGCGCCCGGAACGTAAGTATGCTCCAATCTGGAAAGAGCTAAAAGCTGCTCCCGATCATAAGGTTGAGTGCTCAGTTCATCCAGTTCATGTTTCAAGAACTAAGAAAGCAATCATCAAAGAGAAGTATCTAGATAGTCCAACTATGTTCTTGAATAGAGAGGAAGGTGATAACTTGAAACTCAAATTTTTCTATAATGCAGCTACAAGAATTCTCAGGATTGAATTGAGACAGATAATCGGTATAGATGATATGGTGGTGTAGAAATGAGCGGTAACAGCAATCAAGTTGTGGTGCAAGGAACTCCGGAAGCTCAGGCGGCCGTTGAGGAGATTAACCTTCTTGCAGTCACACAGATCAATGAACGTATCTCTGAGCTGCAATCAGCTCTAAGTGCGGCCAGTCCCAACTACGAAGGTATCCTTCAAACAATTCATAGGCAGCTTTCACAAGATGAAGCTTTGGTGCATATGCTGACTGATGAACAAGTTGGAGTTATTTGTGCAGGATTGACCAGGAAGAAGCAGATCATCATTGTAGCTGCATCAATCAAAGGTGTGAAGAAGCAGAAGCTCAGTGATATTGATGCGGATGATTTGTGATCATGCACCCTAATCTCAAGCTATTGAGTGCAAGCAGTAATGTCCTCCTGCATCGCTGTCCTCGCAAATTCCAGCTCTATCGTATGATGAAATCTCTTAAAGATCCTGATGCTGTAGAAGTGCATCTAGATTTCGGTCACTGGGTTGGTGAAGGAATTCAGCAATATCTAGTCACCGGTAGCCGAGAGAAAGCTATGATGGCTATGCTGATGTTCAATAAAGGGGATTTGTTTAGTGAAGAAGGACAGCGGGATAAGAAGACATTCTGGCATGCTCTTGTTGCTTTGGATAAGTTCATGGAACTTCGTCACAGCGATCTTCAACATTATGAACTCGTACACGTCGCAGACGCACCAGCTGTTGAGTTGGGTTTCATTCTTAATTGCGTTGGAGGCTTTACTTATCGTGGTTTCCTTGACGCACTCCTCCGAAATAAACTCACAAATGAACTAGTTGTCCTAGAGTGTAAAACCTCTAAATTCAAACAGGTCCATGATGCGCAGTATAAGAACAGTGGACAAGGGCTTGGTTACAGTCTTGTTGTGGATGCTATTAGCTCTCAGCTTACTGCTGCTGGCACTGAAGTTGGCTCCGCATGGAAAGTCATGTATCCAATCTACCTTGCAGGTTCTTATGAGTGGGACCTTAAGATGTTCCCCAAAGGTAGTAGTCAAAGGGCGCGCTGGCTCTCTAACCTAATCAATGACATTCAGCGAGTAGCGGAATATGATGAAAATAGTCATTTTCCTATGCACGGTGAAAGTTGCTATGACTATTTCCGGCCCTGCGAGTATTTCGAAGTTTGTGAAATGAGTGATAGTTTATTGATTGGGCCCGAGGAGAAAGTTAAGTTGATCGTAGATGATGAGAAGAGGTATAGTTTCAAATTTGATATGATGGAGTTGGTAGCTGCACAGCAAGCTAAAATCACAGATACAGAACAGGAATAGATATGCATCAGTTCTATTGGGGAGCCATTTGTGGAGTGTTCGGAGTACAGTTAGGTGAATTATTGTATGTACTTATAACAGGACATAGATAGAAAGATGGTTCAATATACAAAAGTAGCAAAGAGATTAGCACAGCATGTCTGTGTCTTTGGTGATCCTAAAGCTGGAAAATCTACATTAGTTTCCAAGGCAGCCGAAGCAGGATATAACCTTATATGGATCAGTTGCGATAATGGACACACCATCCTCGATAAGTTATCTACGGCCGCGCAGGCTAGAGTTAATCTTATCGCTATCAGCGACACTAAAGATAACCCTATCGCCATTCACACCGTCAGCAAACTTACCGATGGCGGTTTACGACGCATATGTGATACACACG